GTATGTACCTAATATAGAGCACAACGAACCAAGGGTCAAGGGGTTGACCGATAAGGATTACTTAACTATAGCATTAAAACAATAAGATATACTTATACGTGTGGCATTTGTGTAATTATAAGATACTTCGTGTTGAATATAACCTGGCCAAATTAACATATCACCTTCAGTAGGTCTATGTGTATATGTAAATTGATAGAATGGTCTTGTCTTATTGAAAACCTCAACCACGGGTGAGGGATTATAGAATGTAATATCTCCACTATTGTGTGGGCAGAAGATATAATAAGTTCCTGCAGCATCATACTCTGGATGCATATGCCTTTGCTGATAAGCACCTTGTGGGTTAATATTTACCCATATCTTCTGAATACGCATGGGAGTGGTGAACAACTTAGTTGCAGATCTTTCTAAGTAATCACTAAATGAAGTATTCAGTAGAAAAGAATTATCTGTAGAAACTGAACTCCATGCTGTACTATAAAATCTAAATCTATCATTAGTCAACGTAGGCATCTTTTGTTGAATTTGTTGCTTCAACCAAAGATGATCTGTGTACTGCTGTTGTTCAATTAAGAACGGATTTCTAAATATATTATTATCTTTTTGCATGGTAATAATGATTCAATGGAGATAAGGAGACTCGAACTCCTGACCCCCTGCGTGCAAAGCAGGTGCTCTACCAACTGAGCTATATCCCCAGATTAAAACTAATAGTAGTTCTATTTAATGTAGATCTTGATGGATATGCAACATGCATCAACCAAGAAGGAAACAATAATAGTGTACCAGGTTCAGGATAAATTGTCAATACAGCATTAGAAAACCTAAGTTCTTGACCAAATATAAACTGAGTATGTCCATCAGTCAATGGAACTCTTTTATTAGAAGAATCATTATTTGACTGTGGACAATCTATGTATAAAACTCCACTGAACAAACCATTATGTTCATGAATAGGATTATAGTCTGAATATTCACAGACATTAACCCATGCTGACATAATGTTTAATCTTTCTTGACAATTGTGTTGATTTAAGTAATCATGTCCAGCATTTAAGATTAATTCATCCAGACCTGTTTTGGTAACAACTTCATATTCCAAAACATATTGATGTGTATTTTTGCCCGCAAGATCGGATGAATAATCAGAATGTGGTCCAGTTAAGAGAGCATTAACGTGCTCCCTTAACTCAAGCAACATTGAGTCACTAATTTTTGTCTTAAGAATTGATGGTCCTAGGTGAAGAAACTCAGATGTCATTATCGGCAGAACTCACAATTTTACTAAAATCTGATACCTTTTCAAACTTAATATTAGTATGAAACTTATCAGTAAGAATATCTCCTTTATGAGAGATAACAAATACATTTGTATCCTTGTCAATTGATTTAAGAATCTTAAGAAGATCCTCAGTTGCTGAAGCATCTAAAGAACTATCAAACACTTCATCTAATAGAAGAAGATTGGTAGATACCGAGTTCTTCATATTAGCAATTTCTCTCCAAGTAAATAGAAGAGCTAAATCAATCTTTTGTTTTTCACCTTCAGAGAATGAAGAATAACTAAACACATCTCGATAACGAGATTTGATGACTTCGTTAAATTCCTCATCAAGAGTAAAGTTAACATAGAAATCCATACTTGTCAAGTGCTTATTGATCCTTGTATTAATTACAGGAATATACTTCTTAATGACTCTTGCTTTAATGCCGCTATCCTTTAGGAGATTAGCAACCACTTCATATTCAAGTTTCAGTTTATTAACTGCAGAACACTTCTCTTCCAGTTCTCTAAATTCTTCTTGATATGCTTCCAACTTACCTTGCATCTTAGCAATATCAGGAGAATCGGAAAGACGATCGATCTCAGTTTTCAGGGATTCAATTGAATTTTCATTTCTTTGGATAATGTTGGAAAGATGAAAAAGCTTTGATGTGTTTGACTTCTTGACATCTCTACGTTCCTGAAGACTGGTATATTGCTTATCCAGTTCTTCAAGTTGATCTTTCATCTTTGCCAAAGCATCAGAATATTGTTCAGATTTAGACTGAAGATCGGAAATTTTCCGATCTTTGAATTCTTTCTGAATGGTTTGTGTGCAGGTGGGGCAGGTATCATTATCATGAAAGAATCCTACATTCTTTTCTGCATCAGTTAAATTATGAGAGATCTTGAAGTGCAACTCATTCAGTTTGCGAATCTGTTTGGATACAGTATCAAATTCAGAAGTATAAGCATCGATGTCTAAATTCTCTGCTTCCAGCATATTGATCTGCTTTTGAAGATCAAAGATTTCTTCTTCGATCTTTGCAATCTCATTTTGTTTAGTAGTAATTACACCCTCATTCGCTGTTTGCGAATTGCGAATGTATTCTTCCTGCATCTTGACTTTCTCTTCTGCAGACTTGAGTTCATAACTACATTCTTTCTTTTGCTCTTCTGTCTGCCTTAATCTATCCTTAAGGAGAAGATTCATAGTGGAGAAAATCTGAATATCCAGAATATCCTCAATCACTTCCCGACGATATGCAGGAGTCAGTTGCATGAAGGGAACAAAGGTGGATGATCCAAGAATAACTACCTGAGTAAAACTTTTGTAGTTCATTTTCAGGACATTTTGTTCCAACCATTTCTGTTGATCGACAACAGCGGCAGCTTGATCAACTAACACATCATTTTTATAAATTTCAAACTTATTTGGTTTAATACCCCTTACAACATTCCACACAACTCCACCAATAGTAAATTCAATCTGAACCACGCAATCTTTTTCGTTGATTGAATTTACTAATTGTGGTTTATTGATCTTACGAAATGGTTTGTTGAATAGAACAAAACACAATGCATCAAGAATAGTGCTCTTACCTGCACCATTTGATCCTTGAATAAGTGTTGATTGATTCTTGTCTAATTCAATTTCAGTAAACTGATTCCCAGTAGAAAGAAAATTCTTCCATTTAATAGTGTTGAAAATAATCATGGGGGAAATACTATATCCTCAGGGGTAATAACACAATAATTGTAACCAAACATTTCACAATTTTTGACTACAGTTTCTTGATCCACGTCCACAACTTCTAATTGTTTGTGTTCATTTGGATCTAATGCATTAGCAACTAATAATCCTAAATATCTTTCTGCGTCATCCTCTTCCTCAAACATCTGAACGACTTTACCCTTGTCCCTTACGTGAACAGCGTAAACACCACCATTTGCTTTATCTATTAAGAGAAACATTAGTACTCCAGTGCTTCAGTATAGAGTGATTTAATTATACCAAAAACGGAAGTTTTGTCAACCCTCATCTCAACTTCATCTACAAATTTCTCCAAGACAGAAAGAGTATCTTCATTTTCCATATCCAATTGCTCATCTGGATACTCAACTGAAAGATCTTCAATGATTTTTAATTCTGCTGGTTGAATTTCATAAATTTGTTTGATGAACCTATCAAATTTTAGAGGGTCTTCTTTCTTCTCAACAATTAACTTAACATATTTATTGTTTAAATCGGATAAGTCTTTAGTGATGTCAACCGTATCTTCATTGTAATATTCTTTATGGAACATCGTAAATGGATTACGATAGAACTTAAGACTTAGATCATCTGTATCTAAAACATGGAATCCTCTACGGGATTGATAATCATTCCAATATAATTCGTAGGGGTTACCAAGATAGTAAATATTTCCCTTAGTTGATTTGGTATGAAAATGCCCAGATAGAACCTTTTCAAATTTATTGAATGGGTCCATACTAATACCATGTTCCATCACAACTCCAGGAACAGTCTCAAAGCCGTTAAACTCAAGATGGCCCACACAGAGAGATGAAGTAGATTGTTCCAGAAGTTCGTAAACTCTGGATCTATTTTCATCACATATCCAAGGGATGCCAAGTACACGCAAAGAACCAAGAAGGAATTCACCAGGGCTATCCATAATCTGAATGTTGCCATACTCTCCCAGCAAGAGAGCTGGGGCATTAATTCGTAGAGTGTTTTTATAGTAGATGTCATGGTTTCCTACCAGCATGGTCATGGTCACACCCATTTCCTCTAGCGGGTTGAACCACATTTCTTTTGCAGCATCTAAAGAATTAAAGTTAATTGTTTTCCTTCTATCGAAAGAATCACCTAAACATAAAACATGTTTAATCTTAGATACCTTTAAAAAAGGAATAACAATTTCACTATAAAATTTACGATAGTATTCAATATAAACTTGAGAATCATTACGAACACCAAAGTGTTGGTCAGTAATAACAAGAACTTTCATAATTAGTATCTACTTGCTGTTTCAATTCGTGATTTAATTTGATTATATTCAGAGTAAGAAGAATTCTCATCAGAACTAAACAATTGATCATATCCTGATTTTTCAATCATTTTCTCTCGGATATCTAATTGTCGTTTCTCTTTATGAATTCTTCTTAAGAATGCGAAGTAAACAATTTGAGTAAAGTATGCAAAAGGATTCTTTGATTTCTCTGGATCAAAGTTATCAATATATTGAATACAATTTTCAATGCCATCGCAGATCATATCGTCTTTATACATGTAGTTGATAAAGTTTGGACGATAAGACAAGTGATTTGCTATTTTAAGAAAACATTCTCCAATGTAGTTACTTACTCTTGGTTTTGGTAGTCCTTTCTCTTCAGCAATAGCAACTTTCTTACGATAAGCAATTAATGCTGCTAAGAACTCCTGGTTATCTATGTAGTGGTTCTTTTTACGTTTATCCATTTAGAAGTTTAACAGTCGATGATATATTACCAATCCTTAACCGTTTTGTCAATAGCTTGACACACTTGTTAAAAACTATTATAATCGACCATGTGGAGGTTCAAAAGATTATTAGAGGTTCTTAAATATCCTTTCTAGTTTATTCTTTGCTTCCTTCAACGTTGAAATTTTACCCATATCCTCAGTTACTTCTACTTCGGTTGCCTCTGCAGAATAATTGGGATCTTGTTCATTCAACCAATTTTTATAATAGAAAGTAATTTCCTGAGATAAGGATCCAACACTGATGATGTGCTCCTCAGGAATAATAAAGAAGTCTTCATCTGATAGTGCCATCCATTTAATAAAAGAGATTCCTTTTATAATTTTCTTCTCTTTATGATCTTCTTTTACATTATGAATTCTTGCTTCTACAGGATCTTGAACATAAATGAAAGTTTTGTTTGTAACGTCACTATCCTCAGTCGCTATCATTTTACCTATCACATCCTCACCTGTGATAAGTTTAACAATTCCATAGAATTCTTCGTCATGACGGATGTAACTAATCATATTAACTCCTTAACTTTACTTCAATAATTTCATAGTTAAAATCTTCTTCATTATAAATTTTAATTCTTTCAAAGAGATGTTTTAAAGTATAGTTATGTCTCTCACCTTTGCCGATATTATCAGCAATATCAAATAGTTTTGCTTGTGCTTTGTTATCACCCTTTCTCAAGACTCTACCAATTGATTGGAGATTACGTACTCTAGACTTTGAAGGTGACGCAAATATAACATTATGTAGATTTTTAATGTTAATCCCTGTAGAAAACGTTCCATAAGATGCAATAATAATAGCGTTAGATTCTTTTTCGGTTAAGGATCTAATCTGTTCTCTTTCCTCCGCTTCTACCCCACCATGTACTAAGAATACACGACGGTCATTCCCGATGCTATTATTTATAAGGTCGTATAATGGTTCCCCATGCAACTCGACATATGAGAAGAGTACCAGAGTATTCCCATCCATATCTCGACATAAGTTACGAATAAATTTGTTTCTTCCATCATGCGTAACAATGTATTGCATTTCATCTTGGTAAGTATCAAAATGTTGATACTCATGCTTTAAAATTAAAATACTAATATTTAATCTAGATAATTGACCTTTATCTTGGAGGTCTTTTGTTCTAGTTACCTTGTCACATTTACCAAATAAACCTTCTAACACTAGTTTATGAGTATGACTTCCATCTAAAGTACCTGTCAGTCCCACTCGATATTTACAGTTATGTAATTTTGTGAGAATTCCTGTCAGACTTTTTGCCTTATACAGATGTGCTTCATCTCCAATAACAACATCAAATTGCTCAAACCACTTTTTAGATTCTTTGTAAATGGATTGCCAGGTTGAAATAGTTACATCTGCTTGTTGATACTTTTCTTTTCCACCATAAATTTTCTGACAATATGCAGATGCTTGCCAACCATAATCTTCAAAGTCTTTATACATTTGTTCCACCAATGATGTTGTGGGAACAATAATTAAAACTCTTCTATTGTGCTGTATATGCCATCTCACCAACGAATAGATGATAAGAGACTTACCAGATCCTGTGGGGGATAGTAAGAGCCTACGATGGTATTTGATCGCATCATGGATTGCCTTATATTGGTAGTCACGTGCTTTAAACGGCAATCCAAGTCCTTTGACGAAGGTGACGATTCCTTCTGGACTGATAAATTCTTCTTCATCATTTGGGTATCCGTAGAATTTATTATGTTCGATATCGAATGAATATCCACGATCATTTAAATATTCAATTAGATGATCATACAGACCAACATAAATTTCACCAGTACCAGGTGAATACAATCTTATCTTTCCGTCCCAACCACTGTAACGTTGTTGACGTTGCATAAACTTTGCTTCGGGAACTTCAAATGTAAAATATTCAGATAATTCTTTATGAATATGTGGTTCTGTTTGTACTGTTAAATAGACTTCGTTCTTCTTTTTAATAGTTGTAATCATCCACCAGCCTCAAAACGTCTATGCTCTAATGCATTCTTAATTTGATAAGTTCTATTTGAAATCATTTTAAGAATGCTCTCAATATAATTTATACACTCTTCAGCATAGGCAATTTTCATCTCACACTTCTGCATCTCATCATCTGCATCGATGAACATAGGGAGATCTGTTTTTAGAAGTTTGAGATCAAAGGGTTTCTCTTTGTATTCTTCTTTTGATGCTTTACCACTGTAGTATTTGTACTTGTCTCGTAGTAAAGATTTGCATTTAAATTCATTTTCTTTCAAGATGAATTTAAATTCAGTATAAAGTTTGTAGTATTTTTGATGTAGTTGTGGAATTCTTAAAGATTCAGAATCTAATTCAAATTCGTTGATTACACTATCAACTTCCCACATTTCTTGAATCTTGTCTAGGTTCATAATAATTCAATGTTAACAATACGAATTTCTCTTTCAGTACCTGCCATCATGTGTTTCTCACTCATGAGTATTTCACGTGCTTGATCTTCAGTGTCAGCAGTAATTACTTTTGTTTTGGTGTAGATTCCTTCTCTTACTTTATTGCAGTAATTAAATCCACATCCACTAGGACAATCTGTTTTTAATTGATAAGTTAATTTATATTCCATTATATCACTGAAACTCCTTCTTTGTTACAAAGATCATAACTCTTATATTTGAAAGTAACTTCAGCAACAAAATAATCAGTATCGGTTCCTGAAGATTCAAACCTAAGAGTATTTAATGAAACAGGATATACATCCTCAAATTTAATTTGAGCAACTGTTTTTAAACTACTATTTAATACAAATAAAGTTCCATCGGTGTATGGTGAAAATTTACCATCACTTGGATTTGTATTTACACGTTCATACTCTGCTCTATCACTAAAACTATCTGGAACCCCCAAACCTCTGATCCATTTCTGAATTAGCGTATAGTTTTCTAAATCTTCATCAATAAGAAATGTAAGATTCAAATCATCATATTCAAATCCAGCAGGAGTTGCTAACGATACAAATGGTGTAGGTTGCTTTGCGGTTAATAGTGTAATTGCTGGAATGTTGGCAGACTGACAGAAGTAAGTAATCTTCTGATTCTTACCAAGAATAAATCTAAACCCTACAGATGATAGGAAATTTCTATTTGCAATCTGCTCTGCTAACATGATACTGAAACACCTTACCTTCTATTTAGATAAAAAAAGGGGTGCCGTAGCACCCCCAGAGAGACCAGAGAAAGGATCACATTAGGTTGATAACCTTAACCTTTCTGTAGTATACGTTTGCATCAGCAGTGAGAGCACCCTCACCCTGTGTTAGACCCTCAGCGAATGGGTTAGCAACTAGACCATAGCGGGTCTTGAAGCCAATCTTAGGCTGGAAGGTGTCCTGACCGATAGCACGAACCATCTGGAGAGGAACGTATGGGCAATAGAAGAGACCTGCATCATAAGGTGAGGAACCCTTATAACCCATTACGAAGAAGTGGTTAGCAGCAACGTTTGCCGAATAAGGATCAACATAAACCTTAATACGACCGTTGAGTGTACCAACAAGAGTTGAGGAGGTATCATCAACACCAGTTAGTGAGTTGTTGCCGTTAAGACCAGGGGTGTAGTCAAGAACACCAGCCATGCCGAGAGCACTTGCAACGTCTGCAGAGCAAACGATGAAGTTACCCTTGCCACGACGAGTCTGTTGACCGATAGCATTTGCTTCACGCTCGATCTGGAAGAGTAGACCCTTGAACTTCTCAACCGACCAACGACCGTTGGAATCAACGTCGAGGTCAAATACACCAGCATTAGCAGTGTTGTTCTGAGCACCAGGCTTAGCGATTGCATAGATGGTACGAACAATTTCACGGTTGATTTCAGCAAGAACTTCGGTTGACAGAATGTTTGCCAACTCGGTCTCTGCATCAAGACCATGAACTGCCTTGAGGTCTTGAGCGAGCTCTAGTGAGTACTCAGCCTTGAGGGCACGTGACTTTGCAGTAACGGTAACTTTCTCGATGGAGAAGTTCATTTCTGCAAATGCATTCGATCCAGTACCGAGGGTTTCTGCCTCGTCTGTTCTCATTGCACGACCTGTGGTGTAGGTGCCACCGTCAAGAAGTGCCGATGGGTTTGCACCTGAGTGAGCGGTTGAAGAACCGAAACCTGAGGTTCCAGCAGCGTCACGACCAGTGAAGTCGGTATCTGCTTCATTGTAGAATGCTTCAGAACCAGCAGTACGGTTGGTGCCGTAACGTGAACGCATTGCGAAAATGAGTCCAGTAGGACCAGTCATTGGCTGAACACCGCAGAGGTCATAAGCAAGAAGCTTAGGCATCGAACGACGGATCAATGAGATCAGAACGGGATCGAAACCAGCTACAGGACCTGTTGAGGTTGCGGATGCTGAGAAACCAGCGACCGATGAAGTTGAACCAGTGCTGTTTGTAGGTGCAGCCTCGGATAGCATTACACCACGCTCTTCACGTAGGAAACGCTCTTGGTTCTCAAGAAGAACCGAGGTAACTGCTTTCTTATAACTATCTGTAATTGCAGGAAGTGACTTGTGCTCAAGAATGGGAGCCCACTTTTCCTGCAGATGCTCGGAATTGAACATTGCTTTTTGTCTCCTTTTTGTGGATTTGTAAATATTTATAATTAATGGAGTTTAGAACTCAACTCCAGCGGGAAATTGCGTTCATGTACGCTGCCATCGAATCATTAACTTGAGTATTTTCAAGTTGTACATCCTCAGTTAAAGCAACAGGCTTGTCACTGCGGAAATATGATTCCTTGATGGTTTCCATCTTTTCTCTGAATGATTCTTCAGATGTAAATTCAACTCCCTCTGCAAGAGAAATCATTTTATCTCTCTGTGAGTGTGCTAAACCTTCACAAACTTCGCTCACAATCCCATTCTTGATATAAGTACCGAGCTTCTTGGTTAGTGCAACATTGTGCTCAATCTGCTCGTTAAGTTTGTTCTCCATAGTATCTAGTTGACCTTCCATTTCAGTTACTAGGTCAACTTTCTCGTCGGCAATATCAATGTTATTTTCGACGAAAACCTGTCTAAGACCTGACATCACTGATTCTGCAATGTCAGTCTTAATGCCGTTCTGGATCGCAATTTGATTTTGCTCCATCCAGGTAGTTACGGCATATGTGAGATAGTTGTCAACTCTTTCTGCAAGTTCTGACTTAACTTTCTCAACTTCTTCGGTGAGAGCTGCTGCGTATTCCTCATGAATAACTTCTAGTTGCTCATTAATACGAGAAATAACTGCTGCCTCAAAGATAGTTGCTGCCTTTGACTTGAACTCTTCCGATAGATTTTCACCATCAGTAAGAGCAGCAACGTCAGAAGAAAGATCTACTTCAAAGTATTCCTTCATTTCTTTTTCTTTCTTCTTATCTTCTTTTTTATCTTCTGATTCATCCTCTTTGGAATCCTCATCCTCTTCCTCGTCCTTCTCTTCAGCAAGCTTACCTGAAGCTTGTGATGGATGAGTTGAAGGTGCTGCTGCTTTCTTCATTTTTGCAGCAACTTTCTTACCAACAGGACCACCATCTGGGGTCTCTTTTGAAGAACCACCGAGTTCCTCACCCTCATTATGGAGAGGTGATTTCTCAGCAGGCTTAGCACCTTTGGTAACTACATTTTCTTCTAGTTGCTCATCTTCAGAGAAGATTTGTTCAATTGCTTCTGATTCTGACATTTACTGTCTCCTGATAACTGCTATAATTTCTATATTTATTTATAAATTAGAGTGATTTTAGAAACTGGTCAAATACCTGAATCTGTCTTTCGATCAGTTGAGTTCTGTTTGCGGAATTCTCCACATGTCTTTTCATCTGTTCGATTGCTGATTCTGTAAGTCTACCATTGTCCCAAACCCACTCTTTACCCTCCATGATTCCGTTCACAAATGCGTCAGGTGCGGAAGGATCAGCAACGATATCAGCAGCAGTTGCCAACATGAAATCGTCCTTTACATAATTAATACCATTTTTCTCCTCTAAAGATCCGATACCCCTAGAAGAAACTCCAAGTTTAATACCCTCATCGAGTAGAGATTTTGCAATCTTACCCATAGGGGTTTCTAAGAGTTTTGCTCTCCCAATAAAATTATTATCTTCTCTCGTAAGAGAAGTAATTTTATGAGATACTCTATCTAAGTTAATAGTTGGACCATCTGGATGACCCAACTCACCAAGTGCTCTTCCAGTATTAATGAAAGACTCATTATATTTATTAACTTCCCTCTCTAGGATATCTACATCGTAGTATCTACGATTGCGATTCTGCATATTACCTTGGAGGAAGATGCCTTCGATGAAATAATTCTTTCCAGCACCATCTTCCTTGGCTTCGCAAATTACTTTGATTTCTTCAATGCTTTCTGAAATTAGTTTCATTCTTCTTCCTCTTCGGTATTTGGTGCGAACCAACTTTGTGCCATTTCAACTCGCTTATCATTAATTGCTTCTATACTAAGATTATGCATGGCATTATTAATAGTTTCTAATGCCGATACTTTATCGTCATTGTACAGTGCATTTACAATATCATATGCATGATCAGACATAATATTCTCCTATAATAAACTATTTATTAAAATCCACCACGTTTGTAATCTTTTTCATCTGGACCAGGTGGAAGTTGCTGTGCTGCAGCTTGCATTCCATTACCTGCAGGGGGCATTCCACCACCCATAGGAGCACCCATTCCACCACCCATCATCATTGCGGGATCATTCATCATTGCAGGATCTGGAATAATTCCATCTGCAATTTCTTGTTCCATTTGTTGATTAATTTCCTCAATTTCTGTCTCAGTTTGTTTTAAAATTTGACGACGAATATAGTCAACGGAGAAATACTTACCAACATACATATCCATTTGATTAACAAGTCCAAGTCTTTCATTGAGCATTTCATTTTCCTTGAGTTCGGAGAAATGATTATCAGCAACATAACTGAATTGAATATGCTCTTTCATCTGATCCCAATCTTCTGGGGTGCAGACACCTTTTAAAATGCACTGAGTTTTGAGTAAATCTAAGAATAGATCACTAAATCTTTTGCGGAGACGGGTGATGAATTTTTGGAACTTAATTTCATCACGATTAATTTCAGCAGATCTGCCAATGTTAAATGTATTCTCTGATTCTAAACGAGACTCTGGTACATTTAAAGATCTGTAGAGTTTTCTTTGGAAGTACTTGACATCCTCCAGTTCTCCCAAATTTTGACCACCAGGGAGAGTAGTAATTTCCGTTCCTCTACCACCCTCACGACGAGGAAGCCAAAAGTCCTCAAGCATCGACATAAATTTGCGATCATCTTTGATCTCTCCAGTTGAAGCATCATAT